GGACTTATTAAAATCAACATCATACATGATCGTGGAGATTCCAGCCATAATAGCTCTTACTTCGTTAGTATCCATACTAAACTACTTCTGAGAATAAACTTAAGTATGAATAATCTTACTACCGGGGTTCTTTACCGGGGTTAAATACTTTAGAAAAATCATTATCTAAAGTATATATGGAAGCCCCCGGCGCACCTTCAGATTCAACGGTCGTCATGAAAAAGACAAAGACTGCAAGAAAACCAAAAAAGGAGAAGATAGTTCCAGTATTTAAGATCGTTCATCAACCAACCATCGTTGTATTTAAATGATTACTTGACGCTTGAATATGTTTGACTTTTTAACATTCTATATATACAAGATTGATTCATACCTAATCTCTCAGATATTTTTGATGCCGATATCATTCCAGTAGCATATTCCTCACGCAACTCTTTAACTTGGGCGTTTGTTAGTTTTGATTGTCCGTTGTCTTCTCCCTTTGGTGATTTGCCCCTTCCTTTTACTTTCATATCATTCATATTATCTTGCTGAGTGCCCTCCAATAGATGTGCTGGATTAACACAAGAAGGATTATCACAAGTGTGCATCAGAATACCAGTCGGATATGATTCATGTTCGTAAAACCACGCTACTCTATGCGCCAATCTCATCTTGTCTGCTTTGAATAATCCATACCCTCCTTTCAATTTATTAGCAGTCCAAAGCCAACAAGTCTCTGTCTTGTTGACTTTGGATTGAAAGCGTAGTTTCTGTATTTCTAACGGGTAGTTCATTATGCTTCGTCTATATATCTAATAGATGAACTGTGTTTAAGTCGTAGCATTACCCCTTTGGCACGTTATATGTATTCTGCTGCTCATCGACACTGTGTCCCATCGCTTGAGCATCTGCAGCCATTTCCTCTTTGACTTCTCCGAACTTATCAGTTATAAAAATATGTCTGAGCATCGAGGATCCTACCTTCTTACCAAACACCTTGTTCAAAATGCGGGTGATGCTGTTCACTGCAACCAGAGGCTCACCCTTAGGGGAAATCAGAAAGGGCACTGGTAGCTTACCCTTGAACTCCTTGTATAGCACATGATGCTTGAGGTAGGCGACAAGGATATCCATCAGCTCAGCCGGGATGGGGACTTTCTGGATTCCATATTTCTTAGCCGTCTTGTACTTGTTGAAAATGAATTGCTCACCAGTCAGATCCAGATAGTTGAACTCGGGGGATAGGTCGCTGGTCCACTTCTTGATGACCTTCATGTCCAGATAGTCTTGGTTGCGCCGGGGAGGAATACAGACATATAAACTTAACACCATACTCTGCAGTAAATGCTCAGCCTCTTGAGGAGTCAGCGACTTCTTAGAAGACAGTTCTGCCAGTTTCTTGCGCTGCTCAGCGCTCTTCTCAATAACCTCCTTCCAGTCCACCCAGTTCTCCTTCTGCTTTTCGGTCTTCTCACCAGTCTCATTTGCCTTCACCTCCTTCACCTTAGCCATCATCGCAGTGTAGTAGTGCTTGTATACGCCCTTGTAGGCTGTCTTATCTGCAAAAAGACTCAGAACTGATACAATAGCGCCCAGAATACTCTTCTGGGTCGTCTCAGCATACTTGGCAATCTTTGCATCAATGTCTTCCTTCTTCCTCAGAAAGGACAGCGTCTTGAATGGGGTCTTGTTGTTCAGAGTTAGTAGGGTTCGGATATAAGAGTCTGCCGTAGTGTCAGCAACTCCCTTCTTCTCCTTCATCAACTTTATCAGCTGGGTAATGAACTCGGAGGACATCTTATTTATATTAAGAATGAAGATTATTATTTAAATCTTCTCCGCACAACCCAGTAGCAAAAAACGGGGTGTGTAGGGCAGCTACACTCCAAATGAACGGACACTACATTTTATCCAGCATCACTTGTTAGTATCATAAACCTCTCAACATCCTTTCAGTTTATGATAGGATGTAGAGAATGTATGACTCTTTCAAACTCATGCAGCCTTGGGGCTCTACTACCCTTTTTACCCCCCTCAAAACCCAGTAGCAAAATCGGGGGTCTCTCTGCTGAGTTCGGGGTTTCCTCTTACACACCTACACTATATATTATTACATGATATAAATAATAAGAAAAGAAGAAAAGAGAGTCATAAGATGACGTGTAAGGTAAAGTGTACGATAGCCCAAAAAGTAAAGAACACCCAGCATTTTCCTACCCCCTCTTACACTCTCTGGAGTTCATAAGAAATCCCTACCAGTATTAGAATGGAGATAGCTAGTAAGTCGTTTCCAGAGAACTATTCACGATCAGTCCTTGCAGTGTTAGAGTCTATGTCAATGACTAACTTGCAGAAGATGTACATTGTGGGTTCCTCCAGTATTAGGAGCCAACAATATTCAGCGGATTATGATGCTATGGAGAAAGTTTCAGTATCCTCTGCAAAGGAAGTTGTCAAACAGCTTCAGTCTATCATTAAGCAGTTAAGAGTGCTTCCCGACTGTTTCATAGGTGATATAAAATGTGGTGAGGTTGCTGAATGGGATCCATTCTCACTCAATGCACATGTAAATATGGATACTGAGAGGATTGTAGGGTTTAATATAAAACAGAGCCAAAGTGTTATCGATTCTCTGAACTCAGCTAACGTGATAAGTCCGAATGAGGCAAAGGGAGCGCTGAAACTCCTCGAACGTGCCACAACTCCTATGGCTTTCCTAACAGCCAAGAAGGAAATCCGTTATCATATCCTACGGTGGAAACCTTACCAAATCTTAGAAGGACGGCAATCATATCGTGGGAGAACCTTCACTCTGGAGAATGCAGTCATGTCTGGAGGGCTGATTAAGATTGACTTAGTCGCAAATATTAACAACCGATTCACAGAGTTCTCAGTAATCTATAATGTATATATGGATGGAAAGCTGATCACAAAAAAACCCCTCAATCTCCTCAACTCCCTAAAAGAAGATGTGATGTATTATGGGAATCTCAACCCATTTAAAGGAATGAAACGCATGTTTGCCCTTGCAAAAGCCGAAAAAAATGAACGGGCGGTTACTCATTTGGTCCCCTTGCTGAACTCAGATCTGGGTCGTTTGTATCAGATAATAAGCGACCTTTCAGTAATCCATGAGCTGTTAGAGCGCCCCAAGAAACCGATTAAGGAAATCCGGTATCAGCTGGATGAAATGAAAGCCCGTATGGGGAATCTGTACCAGTTGCGAGATTTTCTAAAGGCTGAGCATGATATCATCGGGCAGATAGAGAGTGCACTGAAGAAGCAGAATCCTAAGGCGGATATTTATAAGCTGATGGTTCTTCTGCAGCACATCTTAAATGAAGAGACTCTTAAACATCTGGGGGCGCTACGTAAGAAACAAGACTAAGAATGGAAGAAATGACAAAATCCCGGTAATAATCTCAAAGCATGAGCGGTAAAGAAACCTCGAAACCCCCCCCAATCATTTACATTTACCACCGATTATATGGGAGTTTTGTAAGTGTTTCGCACTTTATTAAAAAATATTCCCCGACTGTAGAAATGCCCTCCCTCTCTTTTGAGCAAACCAAGGACTCGAGACCGGTTGCAATCGTTCGTGGCGGAGAAGAGGAAGGTAAAGTCCTCTTCTTGCATGAGGGTGATGTGAAGGGAAATCGCAAGAATCAGTCCATCAACCCCAATAACTACTCAACTGAGCTGCGAACTCTGAAGCCCGTTGAGCGTGTGAAGCTCATTGCCCGTCTGGAGGAAGCCCGTGATAAGGGTCTGGATGTAGATCAGTTAATCGGAGAAACTGCAATAGGTAAGCAGCTGTATGAGCGAATCATTGCTGATGAGACATCGTCGAAAGATGTCGCATTAGAAAGTGGATCCTTTGAGCTGCTTCCATCTGCAGATCCCAAGAAGAGGGATGTATTTTATATTGCTGGTGCTTCTGGGTCTGGTAAGTCGTACATTGCCAAAGGACTGGGTGAGTATTATCAGAAGCTGTTCCCGGAGAGGTCAGTGTATCTGATTAGCAAACTGGCGGAGGACTCTGGAACTCTGGACAAGATGAAACCCCCCGCCAAGCGCATCAATATCCAGAGCTTAGTAGATGATTTCCCAGATCTGGATGAGTTTAAGAACTGCATGGTCATCTTTGATGATTATGACACTTTTACTGGGGCAGCCGAAAAAGTTGTCCATAAGCTAATAGATGACCTTGCTACAATGGGTCGCCACACTGGCACAACTATGCTCTGCCTTTCTCACTACCTCACAAACTACAAAAAGACCCGACTTCTCCTCAACGAAGCAACCCATCTTGTCCTCTACCCCATGGCAACCAGCTTCCACGCCCTCTCCTATCTCCTCAAGACGCATGTCGGAATGTCAAAGGATGATGTCAGAGATATCCGAAAGTTAGGTCGCTGGGTGTGTGTGCAAAAAAACTACCCTCAGATCCTTATTTCTGCTCATCAAGCACGGATGTTAATAAGAGATTAGGTCTCTTCCTCCTCTTCTATCGGCTCATCAAGCGAGGATGGCAAGAGATTAGGGCGACACTGTTGACAAAACGCTGTGCGAATACCCTTAATAAAGGCTGCAGAACCTTCATCCCCGAGACACGTCGATAGTTCAGAAAGGATATCGTTAGACCAGAACGATAGGGGCAAACACTCCCCCCTTACTTTATTTTCAATATATCCATTCAGCCATCTCATATCAGATAACCCCAGCGCAACCCCCTTTATCTTCAAGATTTTTTTTGTAGTACCAACAGAAATCTTGTATTTTTCTTTGGGTGGTGCATCTGCCTTCTTTACTTTCTGATCTTTTGTTAAAGGGCTGGAATACATTATCTATCTACTATAGATGTCCTTTCCTTCTGGAGTTTTGCGCTATGCTGGTAACTGGGTAAGCACTGACACATATTTATATGGAATGATAGTTATAGGTTCCGATGGAGTAGGTTATGGCTGTGGAGCAGAATCCGACAGTGGAACCGACCCTATCGTGCAGCCATCCTTGGTGTGGTTTACCTATCCTTCTTCTGGTGGAGGGGCGGGGGTTAGTTCGTTGGAAACTCTGACTGGTGCGATTACTCTGTCATCTTCCACAGCTACTTTTGCAAACGTGGGTCAAGATATTCAGATGACGATTACTTACCCAGTTGCTCCCGTTGATAGTGTGAATGGATTGACGGGTGCTCTTATTCTACAAAGTCCAGATGGTTCTATTACGATTACTCCAAGTGGAACAACAATAGATTTACAAGCGGGAGCGCCTTCGTTTGATTTTGAGGGCATTCAGAATAAACTTGGTATTATCCCAGTACTTCCACACACAACTGATATAGTGGAACTGGCGGCGAATAATGATTTGACACCACCAACGGCGATTGTTCCAGATGCAACAGCACCGACTTCTTCAACAACACCCACTGGCACGGCATGTTGGTTATACACGAAGCCAAATACAAACGCTGGGTTCAACTGGTATATGTATAACCCACGATTTGGTAGCCCAGCAGCACCTTTGCCATACAAAAAATATAGTTCTAATCCCGCACAAGAACGGATACAAAGTGTATGGGCGCTCGTTCAACCAGCAGTTAATACAAATATTTATACGGCTGGAGTTATAGCACTCAATCTCTATTCGTTTGATGATGCTAATCCACCAACATCATCTTTTTATAATACACGGTGGGCTTATTCAAATAGTCAAGGGCAGAACAGCGGACAGACTGGAGTGAATCTCTATGCCGGTTATACTTATTTATTGTACGCATATGATGCTCCACGTATTACAAATACAACGGGAGTAGGACAACCAGATATACAAGACTGGGGTCTGCGAGACCCTTACGATATTTATACAGACGTTCATCATATTCCTCTTCAGAACTGCGTTCTTGCGTTCAATCCTTGGACTGATGGAACGAACTATCAAACTTGGACGACTACTACCGCATTCACAACGGGTCAGACGTGTATCTTTTCTGGCTTTGGACTAGGTGGAACTGGTAATGGCATCTTCTACACGGCAGTCCAGAACTCTACAAATCAACCTCCCGTTTCTACTACTGGTGTGCCGAATACTGCATACTGGACGGCTATTTCTCCACAGCCGTCTGCATACGCTTCTCAACCTATCCTTTCCATGAATGTGAACGGTATAAATGGAACAACAGCGGGCTGGACGGCTGGACCTCTTTTGCGGGTGTTATCGATGGGGTACTCAACTGGTAACACTCCCTTTGTTCAAACAAGTGGCGTTCGTTATGTTCTTAACTAAAAATATCCTTATTATAGATGTCCTTTCCTACTGGAGTTTTGCGCTATGCTGGTAACTGGGTGAGTACTGAAACATATATATATGGTATGTTTGTTATAGCCTCTGATGCTAATGCCTATGGCTGTGGTGCAGTTTCCGATACTGGGACAGACCCTATAGTGCAACCTTCTGTTGTATGGTTCCCCTATCCCTCTTCCGGGGGGGGGTCACCTAGTACATGGTCTGATTACCCAGCTGTTGCGGATCTGGTCATGGGGAGTTACAAGATAGTAAACAGCGCAACGGGCGGCGATGATAGAAACACTATTAATCTGGCGGGAAGTTTGGATGGTGGAACTATATATATAACAGCACGAGATACAGCAACGAGTAGAATCGTACTAAATCCGGCTTCCAGTGGGATAGTAGAGATAGGAGACGATACAGTCGGCTCTGGTCTAGCGGTAAATGTTATCAAAAATCTGGACACTGTCTTCGGCACAGCTAACCAGCAGTTAATCTCTGATGGGTCAAAGATTCAGTGGGTGGATCCTATTCTTGTTAATAATCTACAGAATGTAACAACAACACCAGTAGTGGCTGTTGGTGCACAAATATTGGAATCAGTAGTGAATCCTACTATCGTTGGTGGTAGTGCAGTTGTTACAGTTTCGTTGAACTATCAATCAACACTGGCTGGGTTTAATGACCTATCCATAGACCTAAAATATATTTATGATGGAATATCGTCAAGTGTATTAGATAATGCAACTGTAACGAGTACGGGATTATCAAACAAAGCAAGTTGCGTTCTCACTGGGTTGATTGTAGGGATACCAAGTGGAACCCCGTTAACTGTGACATTAATAGCAACAGCTAATAATGGTCAGTTCTCCGTTATTCGGGCTAGTATGGTTGTAATGTATAATATGGCTCCTCAGCCCTAAGAATCTGCAACTCTAACTACAACAGTGTTCTGGCGCTCTATGGTTGGAGGACTGGGTTGCGTCTTATCCACATCAAAGGATACTTCAAGTTTTCTCCCACAGCACATAGATTTTACACGAGTGTGGTTTATCACAGATAATATAGCTCCACCAACACTAACAGCAACTCCTATCACAGCTAATACAGAAGTAGTTTCAGAATCCATTCTATAATATAACAGAATATTATAGAATGACTTCTTTGCCAGATGATGTTGAGAAAGAAGCAGAGGAATATACCTTATCTGATGATGATATCAGAAGACTCCTTGGAGGTAACATTAAGATCACACCCTATCCAGATTTAGCTAATGTTCAACACATCAACGAACTGTTTGATGGCAAGGGTAGGGCTATCATCTTTTTCCCACAACAATCCCAGCAATCCGGGCACTGGACTGCAATGATAAAAAATGGAAGAGAGATTGAGTTTTTTGATCCATACGGAGAGCCCCCAGATGCGCAGAAGGATGGGTTATCTCAGTCAAAACAAGAGGAACTACGAATGAATAGACCGCTATTATCAGACCTCCTCGAAAATAGTGGTCATAGGATCATCTTTAACAAAGTGCAACTCCAAGAGAAGGCGGATGATGTAAATACATGTGGTCGCCACTGTGTCAGTAGATTACTGTATAGTAAATATCCTATTCAACGGTATCGGAGCATGATTGCAAAGACTGGCAAGACTCCCGACGAGTTTGTTGTAGAAACTACTTACAGTGATTTAGGACGGTGATTTTTTTTAACTTAATCTAATATAGAATGTCGTATTCATTTAAAAGCATTGTAGACGGAGGTGCTGATACTGATTTGATTTACTACAATGCGCAGCTCATTGCTGCACAAACTGCTGATTTACAGTCGGTCTCCGTCGCCAGTCCTATCCGTTTTAATGAGACCCGTGATTCTGCTATCGTTAAAGATGCTTCTCAGTATTACTTTTCGATAGTTCGTTTCTCCATGAATGGACCGGGAAAGAATCTGCCCCTTTTCATCCCTCTGATCCAAACAAATGGGTATTCCAGTCCTATACAATCTGACCCAAATCTTACTATCTATTACGTGTCTTTAGCATATCAGCGGGAATGGAACTATACGGATGTCAATGGAGTTGCACAAACATACATGATGACGATAACCCCTTCATCAAATCCCATCCGATACATCCCAGAGACACAGAACACGGCTATAGCTCCGGTCCCTTCTGTTCCAGCTGGTGGCATCACGAAACAAGACATCTCCAGTCGGTATTACTGGGTCTATAGCTACAAGCACTGGACTGAGTTAGTAAATAATGCATTGAAGTCTGCAATGAAGGACATTTGGACATCGTTCAATCTGACTTGGGCGGCTATTCCGGGTAAAGATCCCGCCCAAACTACCCCTTATCCCACATACGATTCTTTTCTTTTAGCGCATGACGAGCCCTATGTAAGGTACGATGAGGTGACTGGTCTCTTTGAGATTTATGGTGACACCCGGGCGTTCAATGTGAGTGGGCAGATAAGAGAAGTTGGAACTTTTGGACCCTATGAAAACGGAACTCAAGCTGCAGTTCCGGCATTTGTTCCCGCAGCCTACGCACCCGCCGATCCTCCCTCTCCGGCATCCGATGTATACATCCGCCTCTTCTTCAATGACAATCTGTTTGGTCTGATGAATAACTTCAACAACACCTATCTGGGTGCGAACTACAGCAGTTCTATTATGTTTCCTCTGACTCCTACCCCCGTACGTCTCTTTGATCCCGTCGGCTCAAGCATCGTGCCGATTGTGTATACGACCGAGATTCTCTTTACCAACCAGCAATACCAGAATATTCTGAACAACAACCCGACTCTTCAGAATAACCCATCAGCGCCCCCACCGAGCTATAACCCCTTCTTCCTCATCCCAACCCAAAAACAGAATCTTTACTGGAAAGCCATTCAAGATTATCCTTCAACTGGTTCTCTCTGGTCCCCGGTAGCAGCAATCGTTTTCACAAGTGTCCTCTTACCCCTCAAGAAGGAATATTCAGCGGTGCCTATTTCTCTGGGCACTACAAACACGCAAGGAACAACCAACAGTCCCTCTTCCTTTGATCCAATCATCTCTGACTTTGTCTTGGATGAGAATAATGCAAAAGCCCAAGGCTGGAGGGATTTTGTGCTGTACGAGCCTTCGGCAGAGTATAGGCTGGTTTCTATGAATGCATCCCACGAAGAGATTCGTAACATTGATATTCAAGTCTTTTGGAGATATCGCCTAACCGGCGAACTGGTTCCACTCTCCATGTTTAACTGCTCCGATGTTTCGATTAAAATGATGTTCCGCAAAATAGACTATCGTTCCTAAAAAATATATAGTTATAGTATATAATGAGTTCGGACATTGAGAAGCTTTCCGTGTTTGACGATCGCATTGTGCAGACCCGTCCTAAGTATGCAGTTGAGAAGGGTGCTCTGTCTCTGACGAACTCCCCTTTCTCTGCCATCTCCCAGACTCAGTCTCAGCACACCTATAACATTTATGTTCCCAGCGAGAACGTGTATGTCGCCCGTGATCTGGATTGGTCTTCCACGGTGTTTCTCCGTGTGGATGTGATGTTGGGTGATTCCGCTGGTGGTCAGTTCCCCGCTGGTCAGCCTCTGCTTCAGTTTGGTGTGGATGGCTCTCTTGCTGCCTTCCCTCTGAACTCCCTTTGCGCAACCATGACGGCAACCGTGAACGACACCACTGTGACGATTAACTCTCAAGATGTTCTGACTGAGGTTCTCCGTCTGACGGACTACCGTGCTAACCGTGCTCAGAGGACATGCCCTACGATGTTGGACAAATACCAGCAGAACGAACAAGCTCTGAATGCCCAGAACGATCCCATCAGTGGCTACACCAACTCTGGTCATGAAGCCTCTGAGCCCACCAACGGCGCTTGGGCTAACATTGTGTATACTACTCCTACTGGCGCTGTGATCCCCCAAACTCCCGGCGTTGTGGCGAACGCCTATAGCTTTAACGGCATCACTGTGGCAACCATTGATGGTGTGCCCGTGAGCACGGTGCAGACTGGAGCTCCCTCCGGTAACGGCAACGTGAACGGTCTCTACAGTGTGTTTCTGAAGTGGCGTTGCACGGAGAAGCTGGTGCTCAGCCCCTTCATCTTTGCTAATGAGCACTCTGAGGACACTGGTCTGTTTGGCATTAACAACATTCAGCTGGTGATGAACATGCGTGATCCTAACCGTGCCCTCCGTCTTCGTAACAGCTACGTGGGCACCGCAACAAAGGAATATTACTCTGGTCCGTTTGATTATGCTGGTGGTGCGCCTACTTATGCAGCTCTTCAGCCTCCAGTTTCTTACAACACGAATGTTGGCACTGGTGTGTTCTCTGACTCTCTGGTGAATGTGCAGTTCCTAACTCCTTCTCTGGACATCCCTCTGCCCCCAAAGAGCGTGGTGCCCTACATGGAGTTTCCCCGTTTCATCACCCAGCCCCAGAATGTGCGCATGGCTCCCGGTTCTACTCAGCAGCTGCAGTCCCAGACCATCACTCTCCCCCAGATTCCCGATCTGCTCATCATCTATGTCAAGGCTCTGGCTGACCCGGCGACCACCGCCCAAGACAAGAGTCTGGATCCCTCCCTTCCCCAGTTTGGGTCTGCTTACCTTCCTCTGGCTGTATCTGAGAACGGCGCTCGTCCCACCAACCCTCTGTCCGTGAACTTCGACAACTTTTCCGGTCTGCTGTCCTCCCACACAAAGGAGCAGCTGTACAACATGTCCGTGAAGAATGGTCTGGAGATGGACTGGAACACGTGGAATGGTCTGGTGCGTGTAGCATCCGGTGCTGGTGGTTCTACGATTGCCACAACTGGCGGCTTTCTGGTGCTGAAGCCCGGTGTGGATATCACACTTCAGTCTGGTCAAGCCGCATCTCTGGTGGGTAACTTCACTCTGCAGTTCAACATCAGCGTGACCAACACTTTCCCGTTCGACGTGCAGCCCCAGATCTACGTAGTGACGGCGAACAGCGGCTTTTTCGAGTCCATTCGTGGCAGCAGCAGAATCATCAAGGGTGTGCTCTCCGAGCAAGACATCATTGCCGCCCCTCTTGCCCCGGCGGGAACTCGTGGCAGCTTAGCCCGTATGATTGGTGGTAAGATTTCGGCATTTGCCAACCGTCTGGGTCTGTTGAAGTCTTCGGGGGATAGAGATCCGGGTTCAAAACTAAAGAATGAACAAATGCTGGAGGAGACAGCCCGAAGGGGAACCGCTAGACCAAATCAAAGTGCAATGAGGAGTGGACTTGCCGCCCGGCTCATGTAAACCATAAGTTCAAAAACTATTTTCTAAATACTGTATTTTTTAATACAATGTTCAGAAACTCCAAAAAAATATATAGACTTAGTATATAATGGCATTAGCACCGCTGAGAAATGCGCTGACCTTCCTCGACAATGCTCCTTCGGCGATGAACTTGCGTGAGAATCCCTCCAATAACAGTCCTCTGTGGCTATCGAACTCCACGTATTTCAAGAATGATGTGGTAGAGTCTCCCCAGACTGGCGGTATGTATGTGTTTGCTGGTTCTGGTACTGCAGCAACTACTCTTCGTGGTGGTGATGAGCCTTGGCTGGACTCCTACAGTGCACAGCCCAACTGGAAGAGTTTATCCCCCGTGGGTCTGAATGATGTGACTACCTCACCCGTGACTGTAACCCCTCCAGCAGTGACAGCAAATACCGCTGTAACTGTGACAGCCGGTTCTTTTGGGCTGGATCCTACCCTTGCCACAGCGGGTGCAATCTACTTGGTGACCTACCAAGGGCAGTGGGCAACAACTGGTGGCGTGGCTTTTACAGCTACGGATAACTACATTTGGTCTTTTGCTCCCGATGGAACCGCTGGAGTAACCGTAAGTGCAACTAGCGCTCCCGGCGTTATTCTGTCTCCCTACAGCATGAGCGGAAGTGTTGTTGTTGCTATTCCTCTGGATGGCACACAGATTGTTGGTGCTCTTACATCTGGTGCTACGAATGCTCTTGGTGTAGCTCCTCTTCTGACCAACCTCCGTGTGACCTATTCCCGTATCCAGTAAAATCAAAAATATAAGCCATCTTATAGATGAGCGTTCAAGGATTACAGAATCCATTTGAACGTTTAAGTGTTCTTCCTACGACAGTAAACTGGAGAGGAGCATGGCTTATTTCTGAAACGTATTTTAAGAATGATGTTGCAGTTTCTCCAAATAATGGAGGGTCTTATATTTTAACTGGGACAACTTCGGTTAATGGTGGTGATGATCCTTCTACCTCCCCGTTGTGGACGCAGTTTTCTAATACTTCTACTGGTGTCGAAACAGTAACCGGTTTAGCGCCGGGAATCGCAGTGGATAATACTAATCCGTTGCAGCCCGTTGTAAGCAACACTGGAGTTCTTACCGTCACGGGAGGAGCTGCAGTGTTTGTTGATAATACCGATCCCAGTAATCCCGTTGTGAACTCCTCTGCTATAGCCTCTTTGGCACCGGGCAATGGTATTCAAATAGGAGGAACAGTACAAGTTCCTATTGTTACAAACACTGGCGTGTTGAGAGTGTTAGCTGGAGGAGGAATCTCTGTGAGCAATCCTACGGGGGATGTGACGATAAGCAACACTGGACTCATTAGTCTTGTTCAAGGCAGTGGCATAAATATTGTGCAAACCGATCCCAGTAATCCCATTATTTCCAATGGGGGAGTAATATCCTTAACAGCGTCATCTGGTCTTGCATCAACTGGGGGAGTAAATCCACAGATTTCAAATACGGGTGTTCTTCGAGTTCAAGCGCTGGACAACAGTGTTATAGTTAACAATACCGATCCTCAGAATCCAGTTATATCCTCAGAGGCTCCTCTTATAACACTGTTTGACCCAAGCCGAGACCGTTCTGCATTTGGCGCTATTAACCCGGGAGCTATTGGAACTCTTCCAGTATTTACGCCACCCTCATCTATTTTTGCTGACTATGTGGCGAATGGAGCGCCAACGGCTGAAGGTGTGTTTATGATAGATTTATCTCCCCTAAGTTGTTTGTTTGCGTTTACTCAAACCTCCCCTCAAGTAGTAGGCAATGCTTTTACTATAACATATCGTGATTCAACAACAGTGGGTGGTCCTTATACTTACACGTCAGCAACCTTCCCCAGTAACTACTTTTTAACTCAAGGTCAAGGATATCCTTTACAAGCGTTTCTGGGACAAAGTTATTTCAATGTTGCTGACGCAAGAGCAACTGGCATGAGAACAGTTACACTTATAGTGATCACAAATAATACAAATGCGCCTCTTGTAATAAGCGCTTCTGGAGCGTTGTATGCTGTATATTATCCCAATGGAGTAGAATAAAAAAAGTATATATGTAGATATGAGCTCCATAGAGCTAGGAGATGCCTATGAACGACACGAATATTTACCTACTGCAGTTAACTGGCTGGGACCATGGAATGTAAACACAGTCTATTTTAAACATGATGTGGTCTCTTCTCCTATCAACACCGCTTCCTATATTATGATTGGTCCTCCGACTACTATATTGGGAGGAGACGACCCGTCAATAAATACTACAAACTGGTTTCAATATGGCGCATCAATCCTTACAGTACAAAATATAAACGTAGGCGATGGAATAGAACTAACTGGCACTGATACGTATCCTATACTCAAGAATACTGGTGTTATATCCGTTGTTCCGGGCGATGGATTTACAAACATAGGAACAGCTATTGATCCTATCCTTGCATGTGAGACATTAACCGCTATCGTTCCGGGTTTAGGAATAAATGTGTTTGGACTCCCTACACCTAATATTGTAAACACCGGCGTGGTATATCTTAGAGAAGGCGCTGGAGTTTCCATAACACGAACCGGTCAAACAAACCAAGTTACAAATACTGGGGTTTTGTCTTTAGCTGCAGCAGCGTCTTCACCCGGTTTAACCGTATCATCTGGTCCTATCAAAACTATCGCAAATACTGGATTGCTGACTGTATCAGATGGTGTTGGCATTGGTAATACTGGGACGACGACAGAACCTATTCTAACAAATGAAGGAGTTATCAATCTGACTCCTCTAAATGGATCTATACGTATATCTGGAACCAAAGCTAATCTGTTAATCTCCTCAAATATCCCACAAAAGACCGTCGTTTGGATTCCAAATGCAACAACAGCAATGACTCCCAATCCAGTATTTGAAACGTTTACTAGAGGACGTGGAATAATCCCAGTAACAAGCCCAGATGGTCTGTGGAAAAGCTGTGTAGCAACTGGAAGTCCTTATAGCACTGGATTTTTTTCACTTTCGATTCCTTTTTTATTTAGGATAGATACTCAATCATTTTTAAACAATGCTCGACTTACGTATGCTCTGTATGATGCAGTAAATAATGTTGCATATGAACAACAAGTTCTTGTTAAAACTACCGCTCCTTTTTCTTTCAATCGATTTGTATCTTATTCTATAGGAAATATTGTAATAGATCTAGAGGCTTTACGGAAAACTGGATTCAGACAGTTATCATCGATACAAATCGCAGCTGGAAACGCAGCTATAAGTTTTAGATCAGCCGGTGGCACAGCCTATGCAACGTACTATCAAACTCTGGATGGGTTATCCTAATAAAACCCCCCTTGGAACGTCCCTATTCCATGTTTTAAATAAGAGTTAATAAGTGACCCCACTCCAAAAGGTAACCCGTATTTGACAAGGTTCCCCCAGAATGTGTTATCGCCATATCGTACCTCTACACCCGGAATAAATCGCCCAGCAATCTGATAGATAGGATCATCATTATGATACACCCGTCTATGCTTAGGGTTACCACCCAGTTCTTGGGGCTCTGGTGCGGGATTATAGGATAGCGCATTCCGAATGAGTCCAGCACGAAGAAATCTATCAATAATACCTCCTCCTAAGCTATGCCCTACAGCAATATACTTAAACTTGGTAGGTGGATATTTGCGCTGGACTTCTAATAACGTATTCAGATCAGCCTTGTATCTTTCGCTCTCATCGAGTTTCCCTATGATCAATAAGGAATCGGCTGCAACATCTCTTGCGTCTACGGTCCCTCTGACACTAACCACAATAGATTTATTATCATGATAGAACTTTAGTGTAGGTGTAGAACGAAATAAAGAAAAAGCACCAATCTTAAGCTGTGTTTTCCCCGGATAGGCTGATTGAGCCATCTGCTGCATCTCACTCATCAAAATAGGCATTCCTTACTATTATATAACAATAATAGAAACGAATGGTTTTCAACTATCAGCTTAATCATCGGAAATCGCAGCCCCCTTCTTAGAATACTTCATCCCCTTGGAAGTGCGTCTGATAACCAGAACAGATCTCATGAACTTCAGCATACTCTTAGAGAAGCTTATAGGAGACCGAATAAAGTCCAGTTTGTTATCAATGCAATAGCTTTTGTAGGTATCATAGAGTTCTGAGGCTAAGCACTCAGCGCCATCCCACACTTCCATAAACTTCTCCTCTGAAGTCTTACGGCTATCAATCACTGCAGCTTGGTATTCATTCTCTGGCAGTTTCTGAACCACAAACTGGGAGATATCACGCTCGAGAAGGAATGAAGCCACACGGCGACCATACTGATTGTTGAAGATGTCCGTTCTGAGTTTTGACCAGTAGGCAATATCACCCTTCTTCTCAATGGAGCAAGGAATCACCACGAAGCGGCGCTCACCACTGCTCATATCAACCGGACATGATCCATTTGTGGTCATCACAACACGACAGAAGTTCTCTGCCTTAATCGTCTTAGAGTTCTTGGGATTGAAGGTGTTGTAGTTACCAGTAATGCGACTCTTCAGAACAGAGGCGTTCTCCAGACATATCTTGCTATCAGCCTCCTCCAGCTTTACAAGGAACTTATTCATGATGTTGCAGTCGTGCTTCTCAAAGAAGGTCTTGGTGTCAGTGTAGTTATGGGAATACATTGTCCCGACGACATATGTCATAAAGAAGTCCCATAGGGTATCCTTGCCCACACCCTTCTCACCAGTGAAGATGAGGGATGTACCGGGCAAGTCAAAGGGCTTCTGTAGGAGATGAGACAGCCAGTCCAGAGTGTATTGCTTTAGAATATTGTTGTTGGCGCAAGTGATATCCAGCAGCTCCAGAAACTCCAGAGGAGGATCAGCATTGATGGGCTCTTCATACTTCTGATACTGCAGCTGGATGGGAATGGAGAAGGTCTCCACATCGTTGCTGGGACTCATCGACATAGTCTTAATAATGCGGCGTGTAGGGTCTGCGTTCCACATAGGGAAGAACTCCTTATAGTCATCCAGCTTCTCAGACATCCTAAATATCCACTTGGCGGAGTAGTAGTTGGTGGCATGTCCTTGGGTCATCACAATCGGCTCCTTGCCCTTAATGTATTCATAGTACTCGTTGGTTGGTGCATAGTAGAAGTTGGTTGCCTCAAACTCCCTCTTCATCTCCAGATACTTGGACTTCTCAACGCCCTTGTATAGATCCTTGTTCGTCAGCTCATCCACGAACTCTTTGAACGTCATGAAGGGTTTGCTGATTACACTTAGCTTATATCCTACCTTTGTTAGAATAACCTCCTCTGCCTTACGGAGACTCTTCTCGAGAGGGAGGTCACTCTTGCGCACCATCACACCGTCATAGCAATATACATCCACCTTCCAGCCATCCTCCTCAAAGGAGTCAGCCATTGCAAACATGCACTTCCTCTCCTCAGTCTGCAGCACGAAGGAAAGGAAAGCGCCATAGATGCCAGTCACTGCACTCTTCTCCCACTCCTTTAGTTCCTTGTAGCTACGACAAGCATCGGCGAGATCCTTATACTCATCACGATTGATGAGGAACTTTGTGAACGTCTTAATCTCTTGTGCCATAGGCTCGAGAAAGGGATGCTCATTCTTGCCACCATACAGAATCTTAATGATTGCTGTCTTTGCATCATCACGACACTCACAGATGCGACTCAGATAGTCATCACGGTTATCACAGTATTTCTCCAGCTCCACCAGATCCTTCTGGTATTTGTTCTTTGCGAACTGCACCAGCATGACTGGATGACAGTTGACGATATCAATGTCATAGTAGAAGTTCTGGCATAGGACTCCTCTGCACTCCTTCTCCATCCGCTCCAAGGATCCTTTGGAACCATAGATGCGCCCATAGCCAAGCTGACCGGGTAGACTCTTGGAGAGCTTGTATATGATGTCTTGCTCACAGTTGATGGATCCTTTCTTGCGGTTGTTCCAGAGTGTATCCACGTTTGCATTAACAGTGGCTGGTAGGGAGGAGCGCTTCTCATAGAGAAACCCAGCGCCGGGGCGACTAAAAATCTGGGAGCGTTTGATGCCTTCGGTAGGAAAAGGGGTGGAGGCGGTACTCATTCTACTACTACTCCGGGAAAAATCTTTAGGTGGAGACGCATTTTTACCGAATGCCGGGAGATTATTACCGGGAGGAAACAAAAAGGGGGTATTATTTACATATATGTAAGAAAATGTGATGTATTTTATTACATAAACCTATTTTACCGGTATAATAAATATTTATTATACCGTGAATATAGTATTTTGTAAAAAAGTGCGATGTATTATATGTAAATATGTGTATAAACATACTTACATATATGTAAATATGTGTAGATACATATTTACCCGGGAATAAAGTCCGAAAAGTAGAAGAAATATACAACGATTGCCAGAATCAGAGCATTTGAATAGTCAACCGCTTTCATTTATACTCTCTCTATAGAATGGCTAGTTTAGATGTTAAGGCTTTGATCCGCATTCTGGAGGGTTTGCGCCGAAGACTGTATGCACTCTATGTTAATGTCCTTGACTTAGGAGTATCAGATACACTACACAGTGAGTCATTGCTTGTAGAGCACTTGATAACAGAACTTCGCAAGTTACTTCCAGCAGAATAGAGGATGATTCCGGAGATGTAATCTACCTCCGGCTTGTTCAGTGTCATCCATACCACCTCCTCTCAAATCATTATCATGCTTTGGGTTGTTGTCAATGTAAGAGTAGACCCTTGCCATCGCCCACTGCTCCTTACTCAACTTCTTAGACATAGGCGCATTCACACCCTTCTTAAACGACCCTTTCATTCTAACCGAGGTAGGGTTTGTTTTGTATGCCCCTATACCTCTATTATAGACCTCACGAAGCACGGATAGGGGTTCTCCCGTTGCCTTACTCAACTCCGCCAGAGACTGTCCTTCTTTCAGTCCATAACGACGTAGTACTTTCTCTCTGTGGGTGAGTGCACCTCCTTTCATTGAAGCATATAAAGCCCTCATTTGCGCCTTAGCTCGTTCCAGAGGTAAAGTATTATTGCTATGAAACTCTCCAGTAGTTGAAGTCATTACTTTATAGCCATCTGGAAATCTTACGAGCTCGTAGGGCATTCTAATATATGCTGGTTAATAGTTTGGATCTATTTGTTTGATTAGTTTAATAAGGTGTGCGATTGCTGATTTAACATAAGAACCAGAACGTGGTTTATAAGGACCATAGGGAGGGGGAATGGTTGCACCAAAGGCTTGAATCTTGGGTATAGTATTTAACTGCTCCCTCAGAAGTTCTCTTGTTGCTGGATATTGGAATGAAGGTTCAGTGACAACGGACCCAGCTGGACCGGGCGGCACTCCTCCAAACTGAGATACATCATCGGGCGCACCTATCATTTCTTGCTCAATGGGACCACTATTCTCCATGATATAGTCATTAAAGATGTCCCCATACTCTCTCATGTTGTCTAACGCATACGCAATCTCTGCTGGGGAGAATCCTTGCTCTTCTAGACGGTCTGTAAGTTCTTTGACGAAGTTACTGGGCACTGGGTAAAGCGCATTTACAAGCTCTTCTGGTCGAAGATTGGTATTCTGTTGAGTTCTCTGGGGTTCTAAGATATAGTATGCAGCTTCTTGCGCAGCTTCTATTAATGTCGTTGGATCTCTCTGCTGTGGGAGTCCTACTTGTTCAGCACCAGCTAGACCTAGAGGTGCCACAAAACCCGGACCACCTTCGAAGTATTCGGGTGGTTGTGCAAATGCTCCATTACGTGCACCAAAACGGTCACGCTCTGGATCACCATTTGCACCAGACAAAGGCTGCCTAGCAGCCCCATATTGCTCGTCGTTCTCTCTTGGTTGAGGTAATCTATAAGGACGACCATCATCGCCCCCTTCCCATCCATCATCGTAGTTTTCGGCTTGTTGATCTACACGAGCACTCTGCGCCCTCAGTTGTTCCACTGTTCCTTCTGTGGTCTTGTTTCTCAATAGCCTATCGAAGCCCAGACTCTTGACTAATGACTTGGATAAGGTCAGCTTATCTTTCTCAGATCTAAATACATTCGCCATCATCTGTGATGTGTAGCTCCTCAGTTTAACCATGAATGCCGTCAGTGTTGAGGCATAATCGGGTCTTGTGAATGCATTATGTGCAGCATTCTCGGCTATCTCATTGATGCCTTGTTCCAAATCTACCAACATAATATCAACCGCATCAATGACATCATTGAAATCCTCCTCTGAGGCTGTCGGAGCCATATTGAATAGCTTCCCAATCAGATCCTTGAGGTTCTCAAAGGTGAATCGAGTCAAATCACCCTCTGTGATAGCATCTTCCAGACCACGAAGCAGAATGAAGAACTCAACCTTGTTAGGAGGTCCCACCTTGGTATTATCATACGTCAACATCTCTTGACCGATAGGCACTGCATTTCCTACAGCCAGATTATTCATTGCATTTAGTTCTCCTATGCGGTTGTTGTACTTATTCTTATAGAAGGAGTATCCTTCACGTGTTGTCAGAACACCACCAACCATCTGCCCCCCACTCTGCCCAACCTCTATAGTCCTAAAGGGTGCAGCTGGTCCATTATCCCGCCGTGTAGAGTTGTATGTCTCTGCACCCATAGAAGGATTCGCATAGAGGCGCTGACCCAGCACGGGCTTGGGAAGATGGAAGTTATGGATTCCAGTCAGAAGATTGTGATCTATTGCACGGTTATTCATGCCACGGTTGATTACCCTCTGATTTGCCTCCAACCTCTTAAGTTCATGATACTCAGACTGGTAGTTTGTTCCAACCATTAACGGTATAGGTTCGGTTTCTCCAGATGGGAAATAGCCAGTTCCCGCTTGGAACATTTGCTGGAAGTTATAGGGGAAGGTTGCAGCCAGTCCAATATCGCCATAGCGCTTCTTCGTAGCGATTGCAGCCATCTTATATTAATGAAACAGAAAAAAAGCTCTGACATATTTTATATCGGAGCTTTTTTTAACTCTAAACGAATCAACGACGGGGAAGAAGAACTGGGGGAGGTAGACGGACCACTGGTCGGGTGACTGGTTGCGTGGCTACTTGTACTGGTCGGGCAGCTGCGATTTGTGCAGCTTGTTCTTGCGCCCGTTGATTCGCCAACTGATTCTGCTGAACGATGTTCTGCTGTGTTGATAAAATGTTCTGGGATCTAGCAAGATTATCTTGATAGTTCTGTATCTGTTGACGCTTCACATCTTTCTGCGTAGCAATGGCTTTCATATATTCTTGCTGTTCTTGCCTTGCTGCTGCATTTTTTGCGGCATTGTTTATCTGTAAAGCAGCTGTCTGTTCTTGAATACTGGCTATCCTTTCCCTTGATTGCTGTGCTAGGGCGGTCTGTCTATTTTGTTGGAGAGCCTTATTGTTATTTATCATTTTCTGCGAATACGCACTGTGATATATTGCTAGATTAAAGGCATTAATCTCCTCGTTTAGTTTCTGTTCTTTTTTATTTAGTGCAATATCTTCTTCAGTTAACAAGACCGGAACTATTGCTTGTTTCATCAAATAAATATCATGTGCAGCCTCATATTTTGCAAAATGGGCTTGGGCTCGGCGCTGTCCTTCCCTTTTCTGATACTCATCACGAACTCCCAAGGTTTTGTGATACTGGTCTGCTCTTGCCCTATCATTTGCAGCCGCTTGTTCACTCAGCGCACTATACAGAATCGGAGCCACTAACATTGGGATTCCCGTCATTGGACTAGCGACTGCCAGTGCAAGATTTGCCGCAAATATAGCAGCGTTTTGTGGCGTGTCTGTTAATCCATAAGCGTCAGATCGTGCATCACCACCCCGTAGTTTCCTATGTCTGGGCATATCTATTTGAGCTTTTTAATATAATCCTAACATTGCAGTAAGCTCCCTCTCTAACTTAGACATGCGACTTTTACCAGATCCAGAGAAAGTGCCACGTCTCGGCGGTTTTGAAGGTCCAGTTGGTGCGGGGGGTGGTCTAGAGGGTGCAACTGGCGCAGATGGCGGCAGTGTTGGAACGGGAACGTAATCGTCGTATTGAAATGGGGGCTGTGTTGGTCTGGTAACAGTCCCCGGGCGTGGTGGAACTTGTGGTGCGGGAGGGGTAGGGGGCACTATTGGCTGATGGGGAGTTCTGGGTGGTGGTGGCGGAGGTGGAGCAACTGGAAGCATGGTCGGTGGATTTAATGATTCTTGTAAGTCCATCATATCCATTATAGCCTTCAACTGTTCAGCTTCGAGATCCTCTCTGAGTTTCTGTAGTTCAGCAGCATTCTGACCAGTCATTTGCTCATACGCCGCTGCTGCTGCTGCTGCTTCTTTTATCCTTTCCTCTGCCTCTTTTGCCCTTACTTTCGCTTCATTTATTGCCGCCAGTGTCTGCGCTTCAAACAGTGCCAGTTGCTCGTTTGCCAATCTCTCTTGTTCTGCTGCATCTGCTGCAGCTTTTTTCCCTTGATTTATTTGGTCAACAACTTGCCAAATGGGAACACCAATCGATGCTGCTGTTCCTACTCCTACTATGTATGGAGAGGCTTTGGAATATAGACTTGAAGCTCTGCTCAATAGACTTGTATTTGTCGCTGCAGTTGATGCGGCTTTAGCTGCAGATGCGGCTGCGGATGTTGCTTTTGCAGCAGCGGCTGCATTATAGGGAACGATTGCTAAAGATGAAGCTGCTTTGGATGCAGCCGCTGCTTTAGATGCCGCTGCAGCTGCTGCCGCTGCACGGGTAGCCGCTGATCCGGTAGTTGCAGCCTTTGATAAACCAGATAGAAACCCTAAACTAATACCTCCTTTCATTCCGGAACCATGATCTCTTTCACGAATACATTCCTCCAGATCGTTCAAAAACTTAACTTCTTTCTTACCTAAACCTTTGCGACGTGGCATTCTATTATACAAAATGAAAATATATTAATCGTGCCGCTCGTTCGTTTCTGGGTCTGGTTCTTTCTTAAGAGAATAGGTGATTTTCAGATTATGTTCTTCCTTTAATACGTCTATTATTTCAGCCAGTTCCTTGGCTTCTGAATAAAGGGGGATTTCAAATATAACCACATTCTTATAGCGTGTAACATTTATGTTACGAACATGTGATGATATTAGATGGGTACATCCCGTCAATACCGATGATATTATTTTGTAGGACATCTATTTACTTCTACGATTTCTATTTTTAATATAATCCGTTCTCCTTAACATACTTTGAAGCCATCGGGAGGGTTAACCCTTGTTCTTTCATCACCTTGCGCACGATAGCAGCCCGAGAACTTCTACGATCCGGCTTCTGTGCGGGTGGTTCGATTCTCTCAGTCCTCCCACCAAACCGTTTTGGATTTTTAGATCTTAACATCGCCATAATCTCAGACATAGGTCTCCTCTCAGCCTTCCCACCTTGCTTCCTACGCCCCAGACTTCCTTCAATGTATCGGTAGGGGATATTTCCCGTTCTCAGATACATATCGGTTTCTGCTGCGGTGAGACCCGGAGGTATGCCGTCAACACCGGGTCCAACGATTCCACCGGGTCCACCGTCGCCACCGTCGCCGTCGCCGGGTCCGGGTCCATCCACATCATCATTATAGAACCCAGTATCACCACTCCTATTTTTTGCCTCATTTGCAAAATAATCAGCAAGAGCACCAATCGCTACACCGGCAGCTAATGCTGCCGCTACTCTTGCCGGGGTTATACCCATAGCCGCAAGACGTGAAGCCATAGTTCTGCCCGGAGCAGTGGCACCAAGACGGTATGCAGCCTCTGCGGGATTATAGGGTTTAATCGTTCCGGGTGTGCGTAGTGCTAAGGCTCTGCTGGAAGGACTACTCAGAGCAGCCAGACGGGCAGCTATAGATTTACTTGCAGCCGTTGCGCTGTAGGGGACTACCTCAGATACACCACGTAGTGCTAACGTCCCCCTTGCAGCTGCAGCATTTGTTGCGGCTGCTTGTGCTGCCCTTGCTGCAGCAGAAGCCCTTGCACCAATACCCAGAGCGCCAAGAGCAGAAGAATACCAAGCACCGCCGTGCATCTCCTCGTCGGAAGAGGACTCCATACAGCGCTCACAGCCTCGGCAGTTTTTACCACAACCACGTCTAGCGCCTCCCCTAAACTGGGAAAGACCCATTGACGGAACACCACCGCCACCCACAATCCCAGCACCATGAAAAGCACCACCATGCATCTCTTCACGATCCATCTGTTTCTGCATTGCCCTCATATCTGCTAAAGCAAGTCGTGCTGCCCTTGCCATTATATATCTATTCTACATATTTTATTCGGGACATATAGAAATATGGATGGTCAGCTGTTTTTTGATCAACTCTATCCAATAACTGGCGGAGTCACCATATCTAAATCGAAGTTTGTCGATGAACACAAAAAACTTCTACATATTCTTAAACGTGGAACCAAGAAACAGAGATTGAATGAAGCAAAGGACCAAGCAAAAGAACTTGCTGCGATTATGAAGGGGAGTGGGGTAAGTTGTAGCAGCCATAGCGCCGTTCATCCCGATTCACGTGAAGCCCATGTTACACAGCTAACGGATGCAATCTATTATCTATTTACTACGTTCGGTGTAAATGATGATCCAGCAAACGATGAAAACTGGAGAAATGGGATGATTCCTATTATGCAATATGCAGAACAACACGGATTCACAAATGAAGATATGGCAGATATGATTGTAAGCATTGGGGAAGTATGGAGACAAGAGGAAGAAGACGAAGAAGAGAAGGAAGATCCGGGTGTTGATTAAAAAACACATATATGTAGATGCAGTTAGAATCTATCACAGAATCCCCCTCCCGCACGAAAAAACTCAAAGCAGTCTTCCGTCTTGATACTGGTCGGACCAAATCAATTCATTTCGGCGCAAAGGGCTATGACGACTTTACGATACATCGTGATAAATATCGTAAAGACAACTATATTAAGCGCCATGCAGCCCGTGAGGACTTCAACAACCCCCTTACTGCGGGGGCTCTTAGCCGATGGATTCTCTGGAATAAACCAACACTAGAGGCTTCTATTCGGGACTTTTGTCGCCGGTTTGATCTGTGATTCTCACAAGCTTATCAGATGGGATAAAATAGCAGTGCTGGGGGTTGTTGTGGAAGTCAGTCCTATCACCCCTACTAAAATCACTGTGTTCAAAGGTATCAAATAGCTCCTTAGAGTACTTGATTCCAAACAGCCCATCAATATACTTGAACACAAACCAATAGGTACGGCTGGGATTATTCTCCGCTATCTGTACCTTGTTAGCGCCAATGATTGCCGTAGGATACTGATTGTGCTGGATTCTGCGGGTCTTAAGATCTATGTGCATCACATTATTCGATTTTGCCTCCTCATTGTCATAATCAAATACTGCGTAGCCTCCTCGGCGTGTTAGGGGGGTCTTAAAGAAGCTCTCGAGGATCGGCATGGTTGGGATTTCTTTTGCCGTTCCAAACTGGTAGTCGTTTGCAAAGGTTGCCATTCTACATGTAGAATAGATAATCTTGGGCGGGGAATAAACTCATGCCGGGGGATTATTACCCGGGGGACCCACAGATGCAACCTCCACAAACTGCATGATCGGCTGCTCTCGTACATAAAACCAAAGCTGTCCTATCTTCTGTTGTAACCTCCACAGACTGTCTTTGTAAATCAGATGATAGGCTTCCTTTACTTCACCCATGGATAGCTCCCACTTGGACTTATTAAAATCAACATCATACATGATCGTGGAGATTCCAGCCATAATAGCTCTTACTTCGTTAGTATCCATACTAAACTACTTCTGAGAATAAACTTAAGTATGAATAATCTTACTACCGGGG